ACAGGCTACCCCCAAATACACCAGCAACTCCCAACATATGGAACGGGTGCATGAGAATGTTGTGTTCAGCTTGGAAGACCAGCATGTAATTAAACGTGCCGGAGATACCGAGTGGCATTGCATCAGAAAAAGATCCTTGACCGAAGGGGTAGACGAGGAACACTGCAGAGGCTGCAGCAACGGGTGCGGAGTAAGCAACGAAGATCCAGGGGCGCATCCCTAGTCGATAGCTAAGTTCCCACTCTCGTCCCATGTAAGCATAGATGCCAATGAGGAAGTGGAAGACAACGAGTTGGAATGGACCCCCGTTGTACAGCCATTCATCAAGTGAAGCAGCTTCCCAAATTGGGTAGAAGTGTAGTCCGATGGCATTGCTGCTCGGAACGACGGCTCCTGATATGATGTTGTTACCATACAGCAGGGAGCCTGCGACGGGTTCACGGATTCCATCAATGTCAACAGGTGGCGCTGCCACGAAGGCAACGATGAAACAAATGGTAGCAGCCAGCAGGCAGGGAATCATCAGGACACCAAACCAGCCGACGTAAAGACGGTTATTAGTCGAAGTTACCCAGGCACAAAATTGATCCCAGGCACTTGACTGTTTTTGTAGAGCGATTGAAGCAGTCATTAAAGTAGTAAGTGCGTGTGTTTGTTCGGGTATGTATGAGCGCACTTTGGTAAGGGCTGGCAAGGCGCTTGTCCAGTCCAGCCCTATACTTCATCAGAAGCGATACTTCAGACCAGCTTTGGTTCCGTAGGAATTAGTGTCGTCGAAAGCAGCAGAGATCTCACCGTATACGGAGAGTGCATCAGAAACGCCAACACCACCACCAACTTTAGCAGTCAGGATGGTTTCAGCTTCGCCCCCGTCGGGGCTGACAACGGTGGGACCACCTTGGATGTACCAAGAGGCAACACCTTCTTCACCGTCCACACCAACATGGAAGTCAGTGGAAGTACCGGTGTAGTCACTGCCGGTGAAACCGCTGTTGGCTTCCACGTTAACGTAGGGAGCAGCGAAGGCGGGGGCAGACAGCAGAGCGACGGCGGGGAGGATAGCGAGGGATTTCATTTCTTAATTTTGAGGTTACGTTTAGCAGTTTTAGCGGAGCGTTTGAAGTTAGCAGCCGTGGGTGCTCCTTTGGACCCAGGCTTTCTCATTTTTTCACCACTGCCAGCAGCAATGCGTTTGCGCTTGGCGTGGATGTTTGCGTACAAGCCGCGTTTAGGCATTACCAGATACCAGGAATAATTTGTCCAGTCAGCGCGTAAGCGCCAAGAGCAGCCATGACACCAAGCATAGCAAGGCGACCGTTGAGCTGCTCAGCTCGTTCGTTGTGTGGGACACCGTAAGGATGATCAGACATAATAAGGGGTGGCTCTTTAGCCCAGATGTTAGTGTCGTTCATTAAAATTCAAGTCCAGAGCGTTCCAGCTTTTCCATGATCTCCATACGATATGCAGGATCTCGATCATAGCGTGGATCACTCATAGCTCGCACAAGCTCAGCTTGGCTGCGGAAGATCTCACGAGAGGCGGCAGGTTTGCCTTGGATCATGTTACCTTCTACACCCATGTTGTCTTGATAGCGATATTGTAAGGCTTGCAATGCAAGTTTGATAGCAGGAATATTTCCAGTTTCAACTACGCTATCGAAAGCGGTAATCTCTTCTTCGGAAAAATTGTCTGCTGCCCAGGAGACAAGCTCTTGGTATTGTTCAGCGCCACCCACAGCGTCTTGCACTTGGGAGACTTCTGCATCAGACAGTTCCACTCCTTCAGGGGACTGGCTGTCGTCTACAGTTTTCTGATAACGGAAGAAAGCTTCGGCAAGTTCCCGAGAGGACATCTTGCTCAGCTCTTCCAACGTTTCTTCACTGACGTTACCATCAGTTTTTGTGTACTCGTCATTGACTTTCCACAACAAATCGACAGCATCATCAGTGGTTTCTTCAGATGCTTCTTCAACTTCAGCTTCAGGCTCTTCAGATTTCTCTTGGGAACCGAGCTTGGATTGAAGTTCCAAGTATGCTTTTTCAAGCTCTTGGGCATTCTTATATTTACCGGCGAGTCGCTGCTCTTGCTGATTGATTAGCTCTTCGCCAATGGCAAGGGACTCAGCTTCGTCAGATTGGATAGATTCCATCACAACCGAATCGTTGGTGGAGTCATAGGTCATGATTTCTGCCATAATTATGCTTCAGGTGGTGGTACAACGTCAGCCCCGACCATGCTATTGATGATCTGACCTGCGTCAGGGTTCTTAGTAGGATCAACGATAGGTGCTTTCAACAGGCCAGGCGCTGCTTGCATCATTGCCATGTCTTGCTGATTCTCCATCGCTGCATCTTCTTCTTGCTGCATCTGATCCATACTCTTAACCAAGTTAAGAACATCAATACCTTGAGCTGCAGCCAGACGTTTGATAGCTTCATCCGCATTGATGTATTGCATCAGTGCTTCAGGACCAAGGGTTTGCGCGATGGTCATGATGAATGTGGTAAGTGATTCACGATCCTGACCACGACCAAGAGCATTGATGCCAGCAACGATTGTGGGATTGACTAGATCCTTGGGGATCTTAGGCAGCTCTCCGCTACGTTGCAGGACTAGCAGCTTGCGGTTCAGGTAGGGAACCAGGAACTCGTTCGTCAGCAGGGAGAATAGACCACCCAGTTGTTGTTCGAGTTCGAGTTGAGTGAGGCGAACCTCTTCGGCTGTGGTACGTTCCGACTGACGGACAGTCAGCACAAGGAAAGCTTCAGCCAAGCGGCGCTCCAGGGTTTGCATCAGCGCCATGGCTGTGCTGAAGTCAGCAGTCTTACCCACTTGGATAACACCGATGTCTTCTGGGCGACCTTGGACGATCGCACCGTTACCTGCCTGAGCGATGGTGGCAGGCTTGGTAGTGCTTGAGGGTGACACTACAAAGACTACTTTAGCAGCTGCTGCAGAGCCTTCGACCATGGACTGTGACAGTGCGTTAAGTGACTTCAGATCCCCGAGGAACTCTTCGCAGCGTCCCCGACCATAGCCTTCACCGTCCACCGTGTTAAACCGCAGGACCAGCCAGGGGCTTGCGTCCTTTGGAGCTTTACCTTCGCTACCAGGAATCTTTTTATCGAGTGCTTCCTGGTGCCACATCCAACGATTGTTGTCTAGTTTGACGTGGGTGTAGATCTCTACATCATCACCATGGAGATGAGTACCTACAACACTATTCGATTTTGTTTCATCTACCAAACCTTTTGGCAGAAGTTTTTTGTTGATCAGTTCTTTGGTTACGATCTCAATTACGTTACCGTTGCCATCACGTTCTACAACATAACGGTTCAGTGGATAATGCTTGAGCCCTTCTTTGCCCATGTAGATGAGAGCGTTACCACCAACAACCAGATGCTTGAGTGCCTGGTGAACAACGACACGATCACTAGAAGCAGCGATCGAATCCATCACCATACGCTCGATCTTAGCAAAGTTCAGATCCAACTCCGAACGCATCTCAGCAGGCAGCTCAGTGCCTAGCTTGTCGTCACGCAGTTGTAGTTTGAAGAACGTGGTTTGAGGAGGTAGCAAAGCGAGCATCAGTTTAGATGCCAACGTTACTACACCTTTAGCTCCCACGGCTTGCCAAGGTTGAGTCAGGTTTTTGTAGGTCGGTCTCATCTCATCACGGTGGATGAGGTAAGGAAGGGTCAGCTCAGAGCACTGAACTGCAAGGTCAAGAAAATGTTGCCGGTCACTGGTTAGAGCATCGTACCTGCTTTTAGCTGTCATTTACTTAACTAGGTACGTTTGTTCCGCCGCCTTGTCCGACGTTGAGAGGGATACGCAAAGAAGCAATACCACGGCGAGAGCCGAGCCTACTAGCTTTACGTGATTGCCTTGGCATTACACCACGCATACCAAGAGCAGCGTTAGTGGTTACCGGAGGTGGAGTATATTTTGCAGGTTCGGGTGTAAGAGCCTCAGCAATAACTTTGTTACGCTCTTCAGCTGCTCGAATCTGTGCTTCAAATTCATTAGCGCGACGAGTAGCTTCCCTCATCGCCTCTTGCCGGGCATGGTGCTCACGGCGTTGTTGGTTTCTACACACGGTTAGTCTCCTTCGGAAAGTCTAGAAGCAACCCAGTCCACGACACTACGTTGACCTGCTTTGTACATGATCGAGTTAAGATCGGCACCGGGTTGTGGGTTGGTGAGTGGAAAGC